AAACAGACTGACACGTTTACCAATTTCGTCACCTCACAAAGGAATCCCTAATCAGGGATTGCTTGCATGATACGTGTCACACCGATTCCTCCTCCACTTCTAGGGAAGAAGTCAAACTCTAGAAATTCTTCTAGTTCTTTTTCTACTCTTTCCTTACCAAATAATTTGTAAAGTAGATTAGCATATTCACCATCAGAGATAGTATGGAATGTTTCACGCATTTTTTCCTTATCAGTACTACGTTCCGCACTACCAATAGTTTCCATACCATTTAAGATTACATCAATCTTTCTACTGGTTTCTCCATCATCATTCCTAGACATATTCCAGAAAGGAGATGTGAACTCAGGGAAGTCTGTAATCATACCATAACCAATCTTCTCTTCGTGTTCGTGCTCAAGTTCTTTTGCGTTGAACATATTACCCCAACCATCATAAGTATCGATTTCCAATTCAGGTAATCCAAGATGCTCACATAATTCAATTTCCATTTTCTTGAGTTCATCTACACCACCGTGCATCTCAAACTCAAACATAGGGAAAATAACTTCGTGTCTTCCTTCTACAGGATTTGGTTCTTGACGATATGAAGTAGAAACACAAAAGAAACCTGGTGCTTCTGGATTCTTAAGCAACTCATACTCTAACCACATTTGTCCTGTTTGAGGTAATGGCCAAATCTCACCATTGTATTCATATGTTGCTACTGTTTCTGGATCTTCACAGGCAGCAAGGATACTTAAACGATTCTGAGTATGGACTTCAAAAAAACCTTTAGACAAAAAAAATGACCTTAATAGGTCAACGGTCTTGGTATATTTTTTCGGGTCAATAATACTTGTCATTATTTCAAGCTAAACTGAGTTTATTTAGGCTTTGAATTTCTCTCTCCAATTAAATTGTTCTGGAATCGGACCATATAGATCTTCAATAGTTTTCTTTAATTTTTCTTTATTCATCTTTTTTCGTACTTCATTAGCAATTCCTTTAAGATTACTTCTCTTTCCTTTAGGTAAACTATCCCAAACTCCACCTTTTTTTGTACCAGAACCATCCTTTATTCCTGGTCCTTGATTATTAATTGTATTATACATTCCCCATAGAGCAGCACCAGTTGAAATTACTTTATTGGCAATAGCAGGTGCAGCAAGTACAGCAGCCTCTCCAACAAACTTATTCTCAGGTGCTTGTTTTCTTTTAACATATTTACCTCTCTTTGTCTCTGCGTCCTGAAAATCTTGGTTTCTCTTTAAGGTTTCTTGATTTGCAACATCTTGTTGTATCTCAGCCTGTTTCTTTCTTACTGCACCTAACAGATCTTCTTCTTTTTCTTTTTTCTTTCTAGATTGAAAATATGTTCCAGCAGCACCAATACCAGTAATTAATTCTCTCCAAGGAATTTTTGATCCTACTCTAAGTGCAATAGAAGCACCTTCATCTACATCTTCTTTATTAGATACCCACTTACCTTTTTCTTTATCCCACCTTCTAACTTCACCAGGTTTTAAAGTATTTTTAGTATTCTCAATACGACCTTGTAATTCTCTCCAAGTTATTGGTCTCTTTTTTGTATTCCTACCAGTTCTCTTAGCATCAGACTCAACTTCTTTTTTAGCAGCATCTACTCTTCTTCTACCATATTTCATCGCAAGGGATTTAATTCTTCCCTTGCGATCCTTTTCATTCATTTCATCCCTTTCATCTTGAGTTAGGGATGCCCATGTTTCATTAAGTTGGGACATTAAAAACTTCCGATCCACCAATAGTGTTTATTGTTATAGGACCTTCTGTAGCAAGATCATATGCTATCTGATGTGGTGTTTGCTCAGGAATAGTTACAACTTCTAATCCTTTTGATGTGTTAATCACAATGTCTTGTTCCATTTTCATTTTAATCTCCATAGGGGGGTCGAACCAGTCATCATATAGACCGTCATAATCTGGTGTAATAATAACTTCACTCATTATAGCACATTATGGTCCAGTTGTTTCGGATGCTTTAGTTGCATCAAAACCTGGACTATATCTTGATCCATCAGGATTTTTTCCAGGAGTTACTTTCTTCTTCTGTTTTTCTCCAGGAAGACCTTTCCATGTTTCTTTTCTATTTTCTGCACCAGGTTCCTTCTTAGGAGCATCTTCATGATTATGATAGATCTTTGTTCCTATTTTTTCACCCTTCTTATTAACCACATCAACCTTCGCCTTACCAGTATTGGCATCCCCACCAGGATAACCACTAGTACGCTCTTCTTTTACAGAATCATCTTTCTTATTCTTATCCCAACATTTTTCAACTTCATCAGGATCTGCTAAAAGCATAGCATTTTTAGCACCCATAGAACGAAGCTTATTCTTAACTACATTAATCTTAGCATAATATCCTCTCATATCCTTTTCTTCTTCAGGTTTTTTCTCACATTCAGGAGTATTAACTATTGCTTCAGAATACTCTTCTTTTTTCTTACTCTTACTTTTACATGCTGCTTTCTCAGCAAGTGTATCTAACATCTTCTGATGAGCGAAAGAAGCATAGATACCACCCCTAGCAGCTTTAACTGAAGGATCTTCAGAACTATCAGTTGGAGCAACTTTAACTACACCATTTTTATAGTTATCTACATCTTCACCAGTTACTTTCTTATTATTTTTTGGTTCAGTAGTAATAGTAGCATCAGAAATAAAAGTTTTTCCCCATGCATCATTTAATGCTTCTTTACGAGTATCCTTTCCATCAGGTTTACCACCTTTCTTACGTTGGATAGCATTATGAACTACACCAGCATGTTCTTTACTTGAAGATTCTACTTTACCATCTCCATCATAATCTTTAGTCTTCTTCTGACCAGCAAGAACATCACCATGCTCTGTCATTTCAACAGACTTAATATTACTATTAGCACGAAGTTGTGTAATCTTAGAACGAGTAGCATATCTAACATATGCCTTACCAGTTTTATCAGTAACTCTTATTTTATACTTCTTCTCTTCAGATTCATCTAATTGCTTAACATAAGATAACTCTAATTCTTTCTCTTCATTCTCAACAAATACCTTATATAATGCAATAGCAATATCATCTCCAGCTAAATCATCTACACCAACAGTAAATTGTTCTTTCACACCACCACCTTTACCAAACAATCTTTCTTTTACTATATCCTTTTCTTCTTTAGTTAGATTACTATTTCCCATATAAGAATTATAAGCAGCCTCTAATGTAATCTTATCAGTTTTAGCACGATAACGAATATCATATACAGCCTGACTTATTCTCTTAGCAGATGCTTCTTGAGTATTACCACCCTTTGGATCAGCTTTCCCTTCCTCCTTTTTAGCAGCTACAGGAGCAGCTACAGGAGTATGTTTTCTTGCTGGTAATTCCTCAACGATATTTTTACTCATTGGAAAACTTCACTAACTTTTTCTTACCTTGTATTTATTTATGAATTGTATTCCCCAGCTACTTCCAGGTACTAATGATGCAACATACTTAAGATGTGCATCTGTTCCAACTTCTCTTTGATTTGCTGGAACACCAGATGTAGTAGTTCCATTTACTACTGCTTCAGTTACATCCTTTATCCATGATTTAAACATTATATTATCTTCTGTTACACAAATCAAATGATTCGCACCTCTACGAATAATACGTCCAATTAATCCTGTGTTTACATTCTCAACCTTAGTACCTACATCAAAAATTTCCTTATTAATATATGCCTCACGAAGATTTTCTGGATCATCTTTAGGTGCTATCTCCCATATATTCCAACACTCCTTAACTTCCTTAACACCCATTGCCTGACGAACAGCTACAAAATAATCTTTAGCCTGATTCCTTTTCATTAAAGGTTCTAATAGAACTTCACCAGTTTCTTCATCTTGCATTTCCTGATGGAGATTAGCATAAAAAGATTTAAAATCTCCTTCCATTGCTGCTAATCTCATTCTAGAAGCAGAATATCCTTCCATACCTTCAGAATCATCTTCTCTTGCTCCAGAAGATACAGTTTCTAATCCTTCAAATTCATATAACTGTCCGTTATAATTCTGCGATAACTTATCAAACTCCTTTACCCTATCATCACCAGCAACAATTCTTACATTTGTATATCCATCATTATGTGCTTTTTTAAGAACATCAAAAATAGTTCTATTTTGAGGATCATTAACTATCTTCTCACTATGATTAGGGAACATTGCCCTCATAGTAGTAACTTTAGTATCAACATCTAATGGATTTTTCTTCTTATCATTACTACGAGAAGGAACTATTATATAATCTCCTTCAGTTTCTTCAGCAGACTGAGCTGCAATATCCATTAACTGTCCATGTCCAGCATGTGGTGGATTAAACCTACCAAAAGCAAGTGTTAGTGTTCCTTTAGTCTTAGGTACAGGTGGAGGACCTGCTGCTAAATCTGGACTCTGAACTGGCAATGGTTGTTGCTCCTGTTCAGGTGCTACTTCTTGTCCTCCTTGTTGTGCTTGTTGTTGCCCTTCAGGTGGAACTTGAGTATTTGGGTTTGAATAATTCTTTTCTTGCTCAGACTGTGCAGGATCTCTCATTCCTACTTTCTGTCTCTTATTATAAAACTTTAAAGTTCCCTTTACAGTCTTTGCTATAAATTCTCCAGTGGATCTATCATACCATCCACCATGACCATCACCTTCCAACCCAAGTCTAGATGCTTGTTGGGAAGCACTGGTTTCAATTAAAAAATTCTTAAAAGTCTTCATTTCTGAGATAGTTTCATCATAACTATATCCTTCTCACTAAGAATATAGTTTATAACGTCTAAGCTTATTCCTTTATATTTATCATTGTTTAAGAATAGATAAACAAAAGAGAGAAAATTCTCAAATAAATCTCCTCTCTTTATATTTTGTTTTTTAAAATGTTTAATTAAACTATCTAAGAATGCTTCCATTAATCTTCAGTTTCGGGTTTCCCCATAGTCTTATACTCCAATTGCTGTTGAAGAAAGATAACTTGTTGCCTTAAATCATCATTCTCTTTTTCAAGATATTCACAATGTTCTTGATAGATAATTACACTCATTTCTAGTTCGTGCAGTTTGACTTCTATATCCCAGTCCACTGAACCACAAGATGGCGGTTTTCACAACTACTTATGGATTTAATGTTTTCTTTATACATCATCATAGATATTATCTTCCATCCATTTACTAATAGCAGCATCATATTCAGCAGTATGTTTGAATGCTTCTAACATAAATTGTTTCCTCAATCCTTCAACTGAAACTGATTGTAGATTACCATTTATCGCATCAAGATAAATTCCATATTGTCCTGGATTAGTCATTACAGCAACATCCTTATAATTCTTTGCTGCCGATCTTACCATACTAGGACCACCAATATCAATATTCTCAATCGCATCTTCAAGAGTTACATCTGGTTTAGCAACTGTCTCTTTAAATGGATATAGATTAACAGCAACAATATCAATTAATCCAATATCATTTGCATTACGATCTAAATCGTGTGCAGGATTACCACGCTGTGCAAGAATACCACCATGAATCTTTGGATGTAATGTCTTTACTCTTCCATTAAGAATCTCAGGAGATCCAGTATATTCAGATACCTTTGTTACTGGTATACCTTCTGCCTGAAGAACAGCAGCAGTTCCACCACTAGAAATAATAGTATATCCTGCACGAACTAATCCTTCTGCAAAATCTACAATACCTGTTTTATCTGAAACACTTAATAATGCGTAGTAGTTCATAATTGTTTAATGTAAGAAATGTCTTTTACCTGTGAATATCATAGTCATATTTAACTCATTGCAAGCATCAATAGATTCTTGATCTTTAATACTTCCACCTGGTTGAATGACTGCTTTAATACCATAATCATATGCGAGTCTTACGGTATCACCGAATGGAAAGAATCCATCACTTGCTAATGCAGCTCCACTAACTTGTGTATATGCATTTAAAGCAATCTTTGCTGAACCCACTCGATTCATTTGTCCTGCACCTACACCTAATGTAGCACCATCACTAGCAACTAAAATAGCATTAGAACGAACATGACGACATACCTTCCATGCAAAAGTAAGATCAATTCTTTCTTGAATTGTTGGTTGCCTATTAGTTACAACTTTCCACTCATCAATGTTAGCTGGTTCATTATCCTTTTCTTGAACCAATACTCCACCAAGAATACTTCTGACGTTATATGGTTTTAATTGAATATTATCAATATCCAACTCAAGTAATCTTAAGTTCTTTTTAGCAGCAAGTATTTCCTTCGCTTCATCACTAAACGATGGAGCAACGATACATTCATAGAAAGCACCTATTAACTCATTAGCACACTCAGTATTTACCTCCCTATTCAAAGCAATAATTCCACCAAAGCAACTGACTCTATCTGAATCTAATGCTCTAGTTAAAGCAGAATCTATTGTCTTTCCTATAGCAACTCCACAAGGATTTGTATGCTTAATTACAACAGCAGCAGGTTCATCAGGAAATTCCTTTACTGTTGATACTGCTGCGTCTAAGTCTATAAGATTGTTATAACTTAACTCTTTACCTTGTAATTGATTTGCTGATGATAAACCATGATCTGGGTAAACACACCAAGTTGCTTGTTGCTGTGGATTCTCACCATATCTTAAAGTCTGTTTGAACTTTAATCCAGTTAATAACTTAGATGAATCATGCATTACACATCACCTTCCTTTCTGTTTTCTGAGTAATGAACATCAAACTCTCCACCAGGATATCTTGCTTTTAACTTATCTACATTCATTTCAATAATTTCATTGAAGTCAGTATCAAGTGCCATACATGCCTGAGCAACATACCACATAATATCTCCAAGTTCTCTCTTCATATGAAAGATATTATCTTCATTAACTGGTTTACCTTGAAAGACAATCTTCTTTACTACTTCAGTAAACTCACCACCTTCAGCACATATGCCAAGAGCAGCAGTTAATAAACGATGAACAGGAAGTCCATCACCACTCTCTACTGATTGTATTCCAAAACATCTAGAATTAAATGAAATATAATCCTTTGATTCTTGAGATGTTACTGCATCTACAAACTCAGTATACTTTTCAGTATCTACTTGCTTACTCATTAAACTTAAATCCTGCGAATGATTTTTTAGGTGTTTTCTCTTCATGTGGATTATACTCCTCTTCCTTTCCATTGTCAAGGATATCCTCTTGTGCTTTTTGTTCAACATCATACAATCTCATTTTAGCTCTATCAATACCAACTACAAATCTCTTAAAGATAGTAGGATCATTATATCTATTCTTCAACTGCTTAACCATTATCTGATTTAATCCTTCCAATTCCTCAGTAGATATGAGAGCGAACATAAGGTCAGCAGTAGCAGGGAGTCCAAAGGATTCTGAAGTGTCAGTAAGGTCAACATCGCTAGAAGCGAAACCAGAACGAGTAGTTTGAGTAGCACTAACAATCGGGAGATTACTTTCGACAGCCAACCCCCTGAGTTCTTCCGCAATCGCTTTGATGAACGAGTAGGAATTGACAGAGGCGTTTTGACGATATCGTGAACTAGCACAGATGTTAAGATAGTCTATGAATATTATATCAGGTCTGAATGATTTCTTCAATGCTAACTCTTGTAGCAATGATTTAAAATGACCTGAATGAGCAGAAGCAGTAGGATACTCCTTGATGATTAATGATCCCTGTGTCTTCTTAGTAAGGCTATTTACCTTATTATCAAACATAGGTTTGGGAAGTTCGGTTATATTTTGTATATTGACATTAAGTAAATTAGCGTCAATCCTCTCCGCAATCTTTTCCTCTGCCATTTCGAGAGTGATGTAGAGTACGTTTTTTCCTTGGAGGAGGACACTGCTAGCCATGTGGCACATGAATAAAGACTTTCCAACCCCTGTGCCAGCAAGAGCAATGTTGAGAGTTTTATTCGGTAAACCTCCTTTCGTAATCTTGTCAAAGTATTCGAGATCAAACGGGATCTTATCTTCTTTCCTGTGATACGATTCGTATCTTTCCTCATA